GGTTCCATCCCTGAAGGCTACACCGTCAATCACTTCTTGACCGACACAAACGGTTGGTTCCTGTTGACTGACGTGCCTAACGGTTTGAAGCACTTTGTCCGTACTCCGCTGGCCAATTCCATGGACGGTGATTTCGATACCGGTAACGTGAGATACAAAGCACGCGAGCGTTATTCGTTCGGTGTTTCGGACCCTCTGGGCATCTTTGGTAGCCCCGGTAGCTCTTAAACCGACCTAAAACGTCGTTTTTAAGTAAAAAAGGGCCCTTCGGGGCCCTTTTTGTTTGGGGGCTAACTCAAGTACCGGTTTCGTAATGGATTACGAATTTACCCCGAGGCCCGCGCAGCAAAGTCTATTGCCAGCGCTGAGGCTTGGACTGATCCCGAGGTGCGCGTAAAACGGCAAGGAGGCATTGCCAAGGCCCGGAATACCGCAGAGTCCAAGGCTAAGACTAGCGCGCAAGCCAAGGCCCAATGGAACGATCCTGCGTATGCTGCAAAGCAAACCGCCAACAACCAAGAAATTGCTAACCGTGCGGAAGTAAAAGCGGCCAAAGCTGCGGCAACCAAAGCGCTATGGGCAGACCCAATATGGAGAGCAAAAATGTTAGCCGCCCGCGCAGCTAAAAAGATTGCAACCCCTGACGCAACGTGATATATTGGCTCCATCTGGGACTTCCAGTGCGCCGAACTGCCCCAGCAGACGACATACCGACCGACGCACTTAGCTTGTATGTAAGGAACACATCATGGGATTCGCAACTCACCTCGGCCCTTGGCTGCTCGGCACCGTTAAAAACACCACCGGCACCACCGTCGGCAGTATCCGCAATACCGGCGCTACGCTGGTGTCTCAGACCTTCAAGAAGGACTACACGGGTCAAGCCGCTTCGGCCACTACGGACACTATCTGGGTCCTGCCCGCTGGCGCTCAGATCGTCAACATCTTCCTTGACACGCTGGTAGCCTTCACAGGTTCTACTGCCGCTAACGTGACTATTGGCGACGGCTCTACCGCTGCGCTTTACTGGGCTTCCAGTGACCTGACTACTCAGGGTCGTCTGACCAATACCAACGCTGCATCTAAGCTGGTGAACTGGGCTGGCGCTGCTACTACGGCTTCGCCCAATGGCGCAGGTGTGGGCTCTGTGGACGTTAAAGTCGTGGCTACCATGACCCCAACGGTTGCTGCAGTTACCGCCGGTACGGTTCAGTACACCATTGTGTACGCCGTGGCTAACTCGGACGGCTCGCAGGTTCCTTCGCCTACTTCGGCCTAATTGATCTCAGGGGCTTCGGCCCCGCACTTTTAGGAGACTAGGCATGTCAATGCAAACCGATGTGAGGTCAGTGCATACTGGCGGAGCACAGACTAACCAAGCCCTTATCACAGGCCGTGTTCGGGTCAAATCCGTCATTATTGTGGGTGGCGCAGGCGCAGGCACAGCACGCTTTCTGGATGCTTCCGGTGGCAATGTATTGCTTGAACTTGATACAGGGTCAAACTCCAACATGACCAATGTGCTACTACCGGGTGAAGGTATCCTGTTTCCCAACGGAGTATGGTACACCGCACTATCTGTGGTACCTATTGGCATCACGGTGACCTATGGCTAAGTCAGCAGCATGGACGCGCAAGGAAGGCAAGAACCCCGAGGGGGGCTTGAACGCCAAGGGGCGAGCTTCGGCCAAAAAGCAAGGCATGAATTTGAAACCGCCCCAGCCGGAAGGCGGCAGCAGGCGCGACTCTTTCTGCGCAAGGATGAGTGGAATGAAAAAGAAGCTCACCTCCGAAAAAACCGCCAAAGACCCGAACTCGCGCATCAACAAGAGCCTTAAGGCTTGGAACTGCTGACATGGACACAAGCTCAATCTGGATCGCTGGACTTACGATGGCCATGTCGGTCATGGGATGGGTACTGCGTGACAAAGCTGCCGAGCTTCAACGGGTAACGACTTTGCTGAACCGCACGCGGGAAGAAATCGCCAAAGAGTACGTCACCAAGGCCGAAGTGCACGCGGACATCAACCGTGTGCTAGACCGAATAGACAAGCTAGGCGAGAAGCTAGACCGCATGATGGAGATCAAAAATGCCAAGTAGCTCCAAAAAGCAACGCAATTTCATGGCTGCTGTGGCCCATAGCCCTGCTTTTGCCAAGAAAGTAGGGGTCCCACAGTCCGTGGGACAAGACTTCAACAAGGCCGATATCGGCAAGAAATTTTCAAAAGGTGGTGACACTATGGCTACTAAAGGCGTAAACCCATTTACCAAGTTCGAGAAGTCGGGCAAGGACGTTGAGGTCAAAGGCAAGGGCAAAGAGGGCTCCAAAAAAGAGGAAGCCTTCGACTTCAGCCAGTTGAAATCGAAGAAGATGGCCGAAGGCGGCTCGACTGACATGGCTCAGGACAAGGCCATGATTAAAAAGGCTTTCAAGCAGCACGATGCCCAAGAACACAAAGGCAGCAGCGGTACTTCCCTGAAGCTAGCCAAAGGCGGTGCGTTCCGCTCGGCAGCCAATGGCATCGCCTCCAAAGGCAAGACCAAAGGTACCCAGATCGTCATGAAGAAAGGTGGGAAGTGCTGATGGCTAAACACAAAGTAAAACGCTACGACGGCGAAGACGGCAGCGAAGTTGAAGTTGGCGGCGCTAACCCTGCACCAGAGATCGAGTCTTCAGAATTGCCGCCTATGGCTGAAGAGCAGCCTATGGCTAAGCCCAGCTCATTCAAAGATGCTTTTGCTGCTGCTCGTAAAGGTGGTGGCAAGACCTTTGAGTACAACGGCAAAAAGTACACCACTGATCTGGCTAGTGCCCCAACCAAAGCTGCTGCACCTATGGCCACCGGCCCCGGTCGTGCACCTACACCCCCCATGAAGAAGTCGGAGCCTTACGAGACTCCGTACGATCGCATGAACCGTAAGAACAACGAGATGTCGGCAGCTAAAGAGTCTACTGCAGCCGAAACCGCGCGCTTGCGCCAGCGCAACATGCCTGCTAGCAAGTTTGACGCAAGCCGCGTGAACCCCAAGACACTGCTGCCCGCCAAAGGCTACGCTAAGGGCGGCTCCATCAGCTCCGCTTCGTCTCGCGGTGATGGCATTGCCCAACGCGGCAAGACCCGTGGCACCATGATGTGCAGTGGCGGTATGGCTAAGGGTCGCAAGTGAGAGCCAGTCGCGGTATGGGGGCCATCTCCCCCTCCAAGATGCCTAGCGGTGTCAAGAAGGCACGCCGCGACGACACCGACTTCACGCAGTACGCTGAGGGCGGGCAGGTAGGCTTGTACGCAAACATTAACGCAAAGCGCAAGCGAGGCGCTAAAATGCGCAAAGCGGGTGCCAATGGTGCCCCTACCGACCAAGCCTTCCTTGACTCTGCAAAAACCGCAAAGAAGTAAACCATGGCTGTATCCGGCACCACCGCTTTCAATCTCGACTTCACGGAAATCGCTGAGGAGGCATGGGAGCGCGCGGGCCGTGAGATGCGGTCTGGCTATGACCTGCGCACAGCGCGTCGGTCGATGAACCTGATGACCATTGAGTGGCAGAACAAGGGCATCAACATGTGGACGATTGATGAGGGGTACATCAACCTCATCCAAGGCCAAGCCACCTACGACCTACCAGCAGACACCATTGACCTGCTGGAGCACGTGATTCGTACGGGCCAAGGTAGCGTATCTACACAGTCTGACCTGACTATCACGCGCATCAGCGTGTCCACGTACGCCACGATCCCCAACAAGCTGCAGCAAGCCCGGCCTATCCAAGTCTGGATTGAGCGTCTAAGGGATAACCCTAGGATCACCGTGTGGCCTATTCCCGACCAAGGCACCGTAGCTAGCCCTACTTATGTTTTTAAGTACTGGCGCTTGCGCCGTATCGACGATGCGGGTACCGGTGTGAACACCGCCGACGTGAACTTCCGCTTTCTACCTGCCCTGACCGCAGGTTTGGCGTACCACATTGCTTTGAAGATTCCTGAGGCCATGGACCGAATCCCAATGCTCAAGCAGGTGTACGACGAGTCCTTTGAGTTAGCAGCTGGGGAAGACCGTGAGAAGGCGGCTATTCGATTCGTCCCACGCCAAATGTTCATCTCGTAAACCCTATGGCGCTAACACGTTTAGAAGCACAGGCCAACGGCGTACCGCGCTACGTTGGGAAGGTGTGCGCCAAACACCCAAACTTACAAGGTTTACGGTATGTGGCATCCTTCGGGTGCATTTCATGCGTACTGGACGCAGTAAAGAAAAACCAAGCAAAAGACCTTGGGGTTGTGCATGCTCGAAACAAGCAGTACCGTGAGCAAAACAAAGCCAAAGTGCGGCAGTGGCATCAAGAATGGCGTGAGGTCAATGTAGTGCATGATGCGGCACGAAAACAGGCCTACCGAGCTGCTAATCTTGAGCAAGTAAAGCTAGCGTACAAACGGTACTACGAGGCCAACTACCCCCGCATGCTGGCTAAACGCAATAAACAGCACGCAGATAAACTACAGCGCACACCATCATGGTTAACTGCGGATGAGCATTGGATGATTGAACAGGCCTACGAGCTAGCGGCTATGCGCACAGCACGGTTTGGGTTTCCTTGGCACGTAGATCATGTCATACCGCTACGAGGAAAACTAGCCTCAGGGTTCCACACGCCCTACAATCTGCAAGTAATACCCGCAGTAGATAACTTACGTAAAAGCAACCGTATGGAGCTTGCGTAATGGGTAACCGGTTCGCATCCGGTAAAAATAGCATTGCGGAGTGCGACCGTTGCGGACAGCGGTACAAACTCAGGCAGCTGAAGAAAGAAGTTAAGAAGACTAAGACTTACAATCTCTTGGTCTGTTCTGCCTGCTGGGACCCTGACCAGCCGCAACTACAGCTAGGTATGTTCCCTGTGGATGACCCACAGGCGGTGCGTGAACCGCGCAGGGACTCTACCTATGTGCAGTCGGGTACGAACGTGCAGGGGTTCCCATCGGGGGGCTCTAGAGATTTTCAGTGGGGATGGAGACCTGTTGGTGGTTCGTCTCAATTCGATGCGGTGCTCACTCCAAACTATTTGGTGGGTACAGCTTATGTTGGTACAGTAACGGTTTCCGTTTCATAGGAGTTAACCATGACATTCAGACGAGCTGCAGACGGCATAGCCCAAAAAGGCAAGACCGCTGGCAAAAATCTTGGTAATAGCGGCCCCGCGATCAAAACCGATAGCGGTGGTAAGAAGACTGCTGGCGTGACCGGTGAAGCTATGCGCTCCGTTGGCCGCAACATGGCCCGCGCCATGAATCAAAAGCGAGGCTAATATGGCTACGATTAACAACAAACCTGCTTCGGCGTACGCCAAGCCCCACACCATGTCCGGCAAAACTGTGAATGTGGTGGAGAACCCCGGCAAAGAGCCGAACCGCAGCAAGCTGGACACGTACGATGTGAGCATCGGTGGCATCAGCAAGTCTGCTGGTGACGAGTCAGTGAAGACCGACGGTATCAAGATTCGTGGTACAGGCGCTGCTACTAAGGGTGTTATGGCTCGGGGGCCAATGGCTTAAGCTATGAACTACGCTGAACTGTGCACTAATATCGCTGACATCTGTGAAAACCAGTTCACGGCGGATGAGTACGCCATGTTCACAAAGCAGACCGAACAGAAGATTTACAACTCAGTTCAGCTGTCTAACCTGCGTAAGAACGTGACTGGCGCGTTGTCGGTGAGCAACAAGTACCTTGCATGCCCTGATGACTTCCTGTCTACGTACTCCATCGCAGTCATTGACGCCAACGGGGACTACACGTTCCTGCTGAACAAGGATGTGAACTTCATCCGTGAGGCCTACCCCTCATCGTCAACTTCCGGTTTACCCAAGCACTACGCTATCTTCGGCCCACAGTCCGGTGCTGTGACGGAGCTTTCGTACATCGTGGGCCCAACACCAGACGCTAACTACAGCGTAGAGCTGCACTATTACTACTACCCACAGTCTATCGTGACCGCAGGTACTTCGTGGCTTGGTGACAACTTTGACTCTGCCCTGCTCAATGGTGCACTGGTCGAGGCTATCCGGTTCATGAAGGGTGACGCAGACCTCGTGGCGTTGTACGACAAGATGTACACCCAGTCTGTGCTGCTCCTTAAGAACCTTGGTGATGGCAAGCAACGTATGGATGCGTACCGTGATGGCCAAGTTAGGACTACCGTAGCATGAGCATCGTTCAAACCCAAACCACGTCGTTCAAGGCGGAGCTGTATCAAGCGGTACACAACTTGCTCACAGATACTCTCAAGATCGCCCTGTACACCGGCAACGCAGATTTAAACGCTGCCACGACGGTCTACAACAGTGCCAATGAGGTTGTAGCGTCTGGATATACAGCCGGTGGAGCGACCCTGACCGGGGCTGTGTTGGGCACAGACGGCTACACAGCCTATGTGAACTTCAGCAACGTGTCGTGGACAACCGGGGTGACGGCGCGATGCGCCTTGATCTACAACACCAGCAAGGGCAACAAGTCTGTAGCCGTGATTGACTTCGGTGCGGACAAGACCTCGACCACCACGTTCCTCATCACCATGCCTCAGTTCACGTCTACTACGGCGCTCATCAGGAGCTCAAATTGATCGTCACGACTACCAAGGGCGACATGGACTCCTCCGCACTAGACCACCGGTCTGGAATAGAGGAAAATGAGAACGAGCGCGTCGAGTGGTCAGAGTACTGGCTGCTGGACGAATGTGTGCACCGCTCGGTGCATGTGACTCTCAAAACCCCAACAGTTACAGGCGAAGCAATAGCAGCGTCTTTTTAAGGAATCCCCGTGGCAAACAATCAAGCAATGTGCACTTCTTTCAAGACGGAGTTGCTGACTGGCACCCACAACTTCGGCACGGCCCCCCTGCGTGCAGCCACCACGGCTGATACCTTCAAAGCGGCTCTGTACCTGACCACTGCCACGCTAGGCGCGGCCACCACGGCATACTCTGCCAGCGGCGAAGTCTCGGGCACTAACTACACGGCAGGTGGCACCACAATTAGCGCATGGGCTACCCCAGCGGCGTCCGGCACCACGGCGATCACAACCCCTACAGCGAGCTTCGTTTGGACTACAGTAACGCTGTCTACGTCGTTTGACGCTGTGCTGGTCTACAACTCCACGCAAAGCAACAAGGCCGTGAGCGTGCACACCTTCGGAGCCCAGACCGTCACTGCGGGTACCTTTACCCTGACGATGCCCACTAACGCGGTCACCACCGCCCTGCTGCAGATCGCATAACCATGGCAACCTACTACTGGGTTGGTGGGGCGGGTACTTGGGATAACGCGTCCACCACACACTGGGCAATCAGCTCCGGCGGCGCGGCCAATGCAGGCGTCCCCACGTCTGTTGATAACGCCATCTTTGACACGCTCTCCAACGCCACGGCCTATGCCGTTACGGTGGGAACCAACGCGGTAGCGCAAGACATCACCATTGCTGGCCCCTTGGCGGGCAACGTGACGATTACGATGGGGGCTACAGCGGTTATCAACTGCTACGGGTCTTGGTTAAATGCGAGTTCGGGGGTTGTGTTTAGTGCTACCACCGGCGCGACAGTTAATATGTCGGCTACAACTACCGGCAAAACCTTCACAAGCAATAACGTAACGCTGAGTAACTGCTCAGTTTTATTTGTCGGTGTTGGGGGCGGGTGGACATTAGGTAGTGCTTTCACCTCTAGTTCAACTTTTGGAAGTACAGGCGGTTCGCTCAGTACGGGTAACTTTGCTGTAACTGCGAGCTTGCTTAGTACAAGTGGCTCTACTACACGCTCGATTACCCTTGGGTCTTCTACGGTAACAGTATCGGCAGCTACTCCGGTAAATATAGCAAACACCACCAACCTGACCTTCAACGCCGGTACATCCACAATAGTTTGCTCCAACGCAGCCCCCACGTTTACTGGCGGTGGCTTGACGTACTACAACGTCAGCTTTACAAGTTCTGGTTCAAATGCTTCTACAACTATTACAGGCTCTAATACTTTTAACAACTTGAGCCAGACTACTCCGGGGTCAGGTCGTAGAATATTACTTACTGGTGCGAATCAAACCGTCAACGGAACGCTTACTCTTGGAGCTACCAATACTTACAATCAACGAGTTCAGTTATATAGTTCCAACAATGGAATTCCTGTTACCTTTACGGTAGCCACCATTGCCACGCTATCGGATGTTGATTTTCGGGATATTACCGCTGCTGGAGCATCTGGCACTTGGTCTGGTACACGGTTGGGCAATGGCTTGGGTAATACCAACATCACATTTGCTGCTGGCAAGACGGTGTACTGGAACCTTGTGGCTGGCGGCAACTGGAGCGCTAATGCTTGGGCTACGTCCTCTGGTGGTGCTGTAGCTACAGCCAACTTTCCGCTGGCTCAAGACACTGCCATCATTGACAATACCGGATTGACAGCAAGCAATACCATCACAACGGAAGCCGCTTGGTGGGTAAGCACAGTAAACTCTACACGCACTAATGCTTGGAACTATGTAAGCACCGCCGGACTTTTTGTGTACGGCGACTTCACCATTCCGTCGGTTACCACGGTATCGGGAACTTCGGTATTAACTTTTCAGGGTCAAGGGCTTACCCAAACCCTGACGACTAACGGTGTCGCGTTTACTATGGGGTTTACACAAACTTCTGTTGGCGGTACTTTGGTATTAGACGGTGCGGTAACTTGCGCTTCTACGCAAACGGTAACGCTAAACAATGGTACGTTAAACCTGAACAACTACACGCTGACCGCAGGAGCATTTTCCTCTACTAACGCAAATGCTCGTACCATCGCTTTTGGTACTGGAAAGATTGTATTGACGGGGCTTAACACTACCTCTTGGACTACCCAGACTGCCACCAACCTAACTTTAACTGGAACGCCACGGGTTGAAGTATCTGGTTCTGGCACATCTACCAGCTTCACCGCATCCTGCTCAGGCACGGCGCTTACTACCACTGGCAGCCCAGCACTTGCTGCTGGTAACCTTATCATATCGGCCACAGGTGTTAGTTTAGGCACAATAGCCAGCGGCTCCGGCAACGCTTGGGTCGTAACTATTGGGGGAACATACGCATCCCAAACTATGGTGGGTGCGCAAGTACGCATTATTGATGCTGGCTTTACCGGTGGCACGGAAGCCAATTCCCTAAACTTCTACGTTACCGCCGGTGTAGATGCAATATCAATTACAAACCAACGCAAGTACGGCACGATTGACTTCACGGGTTTTGCTGGCTACGTAAACTCCGATAACTGGGTATTCACGATATACGGCAACTGGGTTTTGAACAGCTCCATTATCGGCTTTACTAATACCTCATCCTTTCAGGGCCCGTTTATGTTCGGGGCTACCTCCGGCACTAAAACCGTAACCACCGCAGGCAAGACCTACCCAGTTGGTATTAACTTTAGCGGTGTAGGCGGGACTTGGCAGCTCCAAGATAACGCAACCGTACCCGCTGCCTCCACAACTACCCTTACTGCTGGTACGCTAAACCTAAACAACTTTGTGTTGAGTACAGGGGTATTTGCCTCTAACAACTCCAATGCCCGCACGCTTGCGTTTGGTACGGGTAGCATGACGCTTACCGGCAACGCTACTACCATTTGGACTACCAACACCGCTACCAACTTGGTGGTAACCGGAACTCCGGTGGTTAACTGTACATATTCGGGTGCTACTGGGACTCGAATCATATTGGGCTCGGGAACAGGGACATTGGCGGAGGCGTATACGGTTAGTTTCAACATTGCAGCAGCCAGCGACATTGTTAACCCCCAGAGCGTTTTGTACAAAGATTTCATTGTCAACAACGGGTTTACAGGCACGCTTACGTTCTCGGCAGTTACGCTATACGGCAACCTGAACCTTGGTGGTGCAACCTCTATCGGAGGAACAGCGCTTACTTTTGCAGGAACGTCAGGAACCAAAACTATTACCAGCAACGGTAAAACCATAGATTGCCCCGTTACCTTTGACGGCGTTGGTGGGACGTGGTCTCTGCAAGATGCGATGACCATGGGGGCTACCCGTACTACTGCGCTGGTCAACGGCGCACTTGTGCTCAACGGTTTTGATCTGAGCTCAGGACTTTTTAGCTCTACCAACACCACTGTCCGTACCATTAACTTTGGCTCCAACAAAATCGTGGTAACGGGGAACGCGGCTACGGTGTTCAGTATTGCCACAGCAACTAACTTGACGCTGCTGGGCACCCCACAGGTGGAGGCTACCTATTCTGGGTCTACCGGAACCCGTCAGATTGCCATGGGAACCACCTTCTCCAGCCCCGAAGCCAACGCGGTCAGCCTGCGGGTAAGCGCGGGCGCGGACATCGTTAACCTGACTACCACCAGCAGTGCCTACAAGAACGTGGAGTTCACCAGCGGATTCACGGGAACCGTTAATATAGGAAGTTCATTTCAAGTTTACGGAAACTGGAGCTTCAGCCCCAACATGGTCACGCCGACCACGGGCTCGGGCAACATTAACTTTAACTCTACCAATGCAACTTCCCGTACCATAACGTCCAACGGCAAAACATTTGCCAGTCCCCTTGTCTTTAATGGCGTGGGAGGAACGTGGCAGCTACAGGACAACCTGACCATGGCGGCGATCAACACCCTTACCCTGACCAATGGTACGGTTGACCTCAACAACTTTACCTTTACTAGCGGATTATTCTCAGCTAGCAATTCCAATACCCGCGCTGTTGCATTTGGTACGGGTAAATTAGTTATATCAGGAAACGCTACAAGTATTTGGAACACGGATACTGCAACTAACTTTACTTACACCGGCACGGGCCGTGTGGAATTGTCCTACTCAGGCTCGACGGGAACTCGAAGTATTTACCACGGAATTACCGGGGGCACCGAGGCAAACTCCCCTAACTTCTACGTCACGGCGGGTACGGACACCGTGAACTTTACCGGCACGGGCCGTAAGTTCGGCACCATTGACTTCACGGGGTTTGGGGCAGGTACTGGAAATATTGGTGGTACGCAAACTGTTTATGGAAACCTAGTTCTTGCATCGGGGATGACGCTTACCTCGCAGACCAATCCCCTTACTTTTGGGTCAACCTCTGGTACCAAGACGATTACCACTGCGGGTAAAACGTTGGATATGCCCATCACTTTTGACGGTATCGGTGGTACGTGGGCGTTTCAAGATGCCTTGACCATGGGGTCTACCCGAGCGTTGACGCTGACCAATGGCACTATAAAGCTCAAGTCCGGCACCACCAGCACCGTCGGTTCTTTCGTGACCACGGGTACCAACCAAACCTACCTGCAGGCTACAACCTCCGGCGTACAGGCCACGATCTCGGACTCTAGCGGAGCCAACACGGCTACCAATATCACCATCCAAGACTCTGCGGCTACGGGCGGGGCTACATGGTCGGCGTCTAACAGCTTCGGGGTCGTCAACGCGGGTAACAACTCAGGCTGGAACTTCGCCACAGCCATATCAGGAGTTTCTGGTACAGGTGCCGTAGGTACGGTAAACTTGGGCATAACCCCAGCGACGCTATCCGGGGTGCGAGCCACCGGGGCGGTCGGGGCAATTTATGTTGGTTGGCGGGACGTCAACACCACGCAGACTCCGACTTGGACTCCCATTACCACGAGCTAAAGGTACACAATGACTACAGCAGCAACATCACTACTAGGGCTTGCGCTACCGGTACAGGGGGAACTCTCGGGCACTTGGGGAGACGTGGTTAACACCTCCCTTACGTCTTTGCTGGACTCCGCCATCGCAGGGACCACCACCATCAGCACGGACGCCGATATCACGCTGTCGACTACAACTCTTGCAGCAAACGAGGCACGAGAAGCCGTCATCCTCTGGACCGCAGGCGGGTCAACCACCCGGTACATCTCAGCCCCTGCACAGTCCAAGACATACATTGTCATCAACAAGACCTCTGGCACCCAGTCAATCGTCATCCGGGCGGTTGGCCCCACCACAGGCGTTACGGTACCCGCAGGGCGCTCTGCCATCGTGGCATGGAACGGCGTTGATTTCGTAGCTGCCAACTCGTCCATTAACGGCAACGCCACAGGCTATCTTGAGGTTGTGCAAAACGCGCAAGCAGCGGGGTATACCCTCGTGGCAGGCGACGCAGGCAAGCAGATTTACTTCACCTCCGCTGGTGCGTTCACCATTCCCGCCAATGCGTCGGTAGCGTTCCCCATCGGCACTGCGGTGACCTTTGTGAACATGAGCGGCTCGTCTACCATTGCCATCACCTCGGACACCATGTATTTGGCGGGTACTGGGGCTACTGGCACACGCACTTTGGCTACCTACGGGCTGGCCACGGCGCTCAAGATGACCGCAACTACTTGGATCATCTCTGGAAGTGGGTTGACCTAACATGGGCGCGATGCAGCAGATGCTGTTGGCCTCTGGCGGTAGCCGGGTGAAGGCGTCCGTTGTGATTGCATCCAACACGCTTGACTTCGTACTGAACACTGCTGTGGTAACCGGCTACGTGGCAGGCTCTACTGACGTCACGCTCACTGTGGCCTCTGGCTACTACATGGCGGCTAGCTCCACCGGCAGCGCAGCGCTCACTGTTGATACATCGTTCAATGCGGGTGACACGGTTACCGTAGTCGTGGAGACCGGGGCTTTTATCCTCGGTATGGGCGGGGCTGGCGGTTTGGGTGGTGCGTACTCTTCCACTGCTGGAAGCCCCGGCGGCTCAGGTGGCACTGCTCTGTATGTTCAACGCATAACCACGGTTACCAACAACGGCACTATAGGTGGCGGTGGCGGTGGCGGCGGAGGTGGTGCCGCAGGGTTCTATAACTCCGGCGGTAAAGGCGGCGTAGTCTATTACAACGGCGACGGCGGTGGCGGAGCCCAAGGCTATTACGGCGGTGCAGGTGGAGCAGCTCCCCCAATAGGAAGCGCATCCTATGTCAGCAGCGCTGGTAACGCAGGAAACCAATCTAGCCCCGGTTCTGGGGGTGCCTCAAGTCAGTTTTCCGGCGGCAATGGCGGGTCGTTGGGGACCAACGGAGCTGATGGAAATAGCAGCTACCCTGCCTACTGGAACCAAACTGCCTCCCCCGGTACTGGCGGTTCCGCTGGTCTGGCCTTGATAGGTAAATCTTTTGTTAACTCAGGCTCGGGTATTTCCGGCACTGTTTATGGAGCGCAAACGTAATGGAATACAAGATCGTCGCGGCTGATGCCGCCATTGGCCAAATCCAAGTGGCTTTCTCGGAGGATGGCGTGGAACTGGCTTCCTATGCCATCGACGTGCCTATCGTAGCCGGTGCCTACTTGACGGGTGATGCCTTGGAGGCAGAAATCCTGACTCGGGCTCCCACATGGCTGGTCAACCGTAAATCGCTTGCGCAATCCGCCAGCGGGTTTGAGCACATCCTAGCTCGTGTTGAGTCCGCACCCGAAGCCCCGGTCACGGTGGACGACGTGGTTGACATCGTTCCGAACATTCAGGTGGTCTAATGGTCAGCGCAGGCCGCGTCAGCTCTTACCCCGACATCGGGTTGGCAGTCAACCTTACCCGGTATGAACTTGCCGGAGATAGCATCGACCGCACTTTGTCTGCGGCTCCCATGACGGCGAGTACCTATGCGCGTCGGCATCTGGTCACCAAGGGAAGCTTCACCGCTACCTTCAAAGAACTTCCGAGCGAAACCGACCCCCGGGCCGTAGGAGACATCTGGCCCCCTGCCGTTGATCGGCAGACCAAGTTCTTCACGGTAACCGCCACACAGGACAACAGTGAGTATTTGTGTGTAGTTCCGCGCAATGGCGGACGTGTAGAACATGCGGTCAGTTCTTTGGCCCAAGGCGAGATGTTGGACGTACCCCAAGGCACCGTGCTGGTAGTCATGGGCGCTTGCGAAGTATTTGGGGCTCCTCACGCAGCGTTAGATGTCATAGTACTGCTCAACAACGCGGCTACCGTAGTGGCTAGCGAGGCTATGCAGGTTCACCAGTTCTGGAATTCAAAGTTGCGCTGATACGAAAGGACAATGATGCTACTCGACTCAATTCTTGGTATCGGCAACAAGCTGATCGACAAGCTGATCCCAGACCCTGAAGCCAAGGCCAAAGCCCAGCTTGATCTGGCGGTTTTAGCCCAGAACGGTGAGCTGGCCAAGATGGCCAACGACACCAAATTATTTGAAGTGGAGCAGCAGAACACCACCAGCCGCTGGCAGGCGGACATGGCGTCCGACTCTTGGCTGTCCAAGAACATCCGTCCTATGGCTTTGATCGCTATATTTGTGGCGTACTTTGTGTTCACCATGATGTCAGCGTTTGGCTACAACGCCCAAGAGTCCTACGTCCAGCTGCTGGGGCAATGGGGTCAGATCATTTTTCTTGCCTATTTTGGTGGCCGCACGATTGAAAAACTTGCAGACCTGCGGAGCAAGAAATGACCGAACACTTCACGCTCGAAGAGCTGACCCACACCGACCACCGCACGCTGGACAACACGCCCAATGAAACAGAACGAGCAAATCTCCAACGACTGGCTGAATTTCTGGAGCTGGTCAAGTCTGCCCTCGGAGGTAAGCCCGTCATGGTCAACTCTGCGTTCCGATCTAAAGCGGTCAATGACGCCGTTGGCTCCAAAGATACCTCACAGCACCGTGTCGGCTGTGCTGCTGACCTGAAGATTCCGGGTATGACCCCCGATCAAGTGGTACGGGCTATCCTTGCTGCCAACCTGCCATTTGACCAGATCATCCGCGAGTTCGATGCTTGGACACATATCAGCGTGCCTAACTCCACTGCCCTGTTACCCCGCCGACAGGCCCTTATTATTGACAAAACAGGCACTCGCGCATTTGCCTGATCCGTGGGAAAATGAGCCATGCTGAAAAAACTTACCCTCAAGGCCGGGATTAACCGCGAGAACACGCGCTACACCAATGAGAACGGCTGGTATGAATCCGACAAGGTTCGGTTTCGCCAAGGTACGCCCGAAAAAATTGGCGGTTGGGTCCGCACGTCAGCCAACACCTTTGCGGGCGTGTGCCGTTCACTGTGGAACTGGGTAACCCTAGGCTATCAAAATTTGCTGGGGGTAGGCACCAACTTAAAGTTCTACATTGAGAACGGCGGAACGTACTACGACATCACTCCAATAAGCGTAGCGCACACGCTGACTAACCCATTCACCACAAACGGCACGACTACAGTATTGGTGACCGATGCTTCGGGTGGCTACATCAATAATGGGTACGTCACGTTCTCAGGCGCCACCGCAGTAGGGGGCCAGACTATTGCTGGCGAGTACAAGATTACACTGATTGGCAGCACCTCGTACAACATCACAATATCTGCGGCAGCTACAGCAGCTACAGGCGGCGGTACCGTACGTGCGGTGTACCAGCTATCTCCGGGACCTGAATACGCGGTGCCTTTAGTGGGTTGGGGTTCCGGCACTTGGGGGTCGGGCGTCTGGGGCACAAGCGCGTCGTCTACGGATACGCTACGGATTTGGAACCAAAACAATTTCGGCCAAGACCTGATATTTGGCCCGCGTGGCGGAGCGTTGTACTATTGGAATGCCACTATTGGCTATACCGCCAGCACTGTGACCATTTCGATCGGGACCCCTGCGCTTGTCACATCTACGATCAACTTGCCTGACTTGACGGCTATCGTCCTGCAAACTACTAGTGCACTGCCTACGGGCCTGACTGCAGGTACGGTGTACTACACCCGGTATGTATCGGCTACTACATTTAACCTATCCACGACGCCTACGGGGGCCCTGATTACTACCTCGGGTACACAATCGGGTGTACAGTCAATATCTCCTAGTGGGATACCCTTGGCGTCTTTGGCTGCCGCAGATAACGTACCGCTGTCGCAGACCTACTTTCTCGTATCGGATACCAGTCGGTTTGTCATCTGTTTTGGTACGAACGACTATAAGGACACCACGTTTAACCCCATGCTAGTACGCTGGGCCGACAAAGAGACCGTTACTGACTGGGCCCAGTCAGTAACCAATTCAGCGGGCAGCTTGCAGCTATCTCACGGCTCTAAAATTGTGACGGCCCTACAAAGCCGTAAGGAAATCCTTATCTGGACAGATTCGTCGCTATACGCTTTGCAGTTTTTGGGGCCTCCTAATTGGTGGGGGTCCTCGTTGCTTGGTGATAACGTGTCGATTGCAGGCCCTAACGCTGCAGCCTTGGCGTCAGATGTGACCTACTGGATGGGTGTAGACAAGTTCTACAAGTACGATGGCCGGGTGCAGACCTTGCGCTGTGACCTGCGGCAATTCATCTACGACGATATCAACCTTCTGCAAGCAGACCAAATTTTTGCCAGCACCAACGAAGGGTTTAAAGAGGTCTGGTTTTTCTACTGCTCCGCTAACTCCAATACGGTCGATCGGTATGTGGTGTACAACTACGTGGAGGACAACGGCAACGGCGTCTGGTACTACGGTACCCTAGCCCGAACTGCATGGCTGGACACGGGCCTGCGTAGCAACCCCATCGCTGCTACCTATGTAAACAACTTGGTAAGCCATGAATCTGGCGTAGACGATGCCATGTTGGCCAACCCACTGCCAATCAACGCCACAATAACCAGCGCTCAGTTCGACTTGGACGATGGCAACAACATGGCGTTTGTGTGGCGTATGCTGCCTGACTTGACGTTCCGTGGGTCTACTAACGGCACTACTCCTAGCCTGACCATGCAGTTGCTACCTCTGAAAAATTCGGGCTCGGGCTACAACGACCCTAAGTCTGTAGGTGGAACTAGTACGGAGGCTTTGCAAGCGGTAGTTGCTACGCAGACCTACCCCATCGACCTTGATACGTACAATGGGCAAGTCAACATTCGCATACGGGGTAGGCAGATGGCCATGAGAATTGCATCTAATCAGTTGGGCACCCAATGGCAACTCGGTAGCCCCCGTATTGACCTGCGCTCGGATGGACGGAGGTAACCTGTGTCTCAAAAAAACGTAGTAGCCCCCCGGTTACCTAACGCCACTGCTGAGTACGACCGCAATATGATGGATCAGCTTTTGAACATCTTGCGCTTGTACTTTAACGGGCTAGACAACGCAGGGCCAATTGCAGCCTCTACGCAATTTAATGGCACCAACATCATCGCAGGGCTAAGCTTTGCACCTAACCAAGGGGCTACCACCCCCAGCCTACCAACCCAAGCTGATGTGGCCAATCTCCGTGTTGGGGACATCTACTACGACACAACCGCTGGCAACGTACTGAAAGTGAAGGTTTGATATGGCAGAGATGACCCCACAGGAGATTGTTAAGACGGAAGTTGAACGCTCCATGCCCGGTGGTACGGATTGGAAACAGGTGTATGCTAACCTCCATAACTTGGTAAAAGACCCCAAGCACCGTATTTTCCGTGCTAACAACAGCCTGTTCATAATTAATAACAACGGTGACCATACAGCTGATATTGCAATGGCCACAGCGGATAACGCTCATGAACTAGCACAGAGTATTAAAGAGTTTTTTATGTCCATGCGAAAGTGCGGGTTTACTGAGGTTACGTTTGCTATAGGCCGACCCGCCATGTATCGGGTAATAGAACGTGCGGGATACAAAGCTCAAATTTTGCCGGGTGTAGCTAACCAAGGCTCTAAAGCAAAGGTAACTCTGTAATGGCCTTCGTAGTTAAATGGATTGAAAACGCTGGAAATGATATTGGCCATGCAGCGGCGGCCCTAGATTCTGGTCTCGGGCTTTCTGCCGGGGTGACGTCTGTAAGTAATGCGCTTGCATCAATTGACCCCGGACCTGCTATTGGCCATGCCTTAGAAGGCGTTGGTTCAACCCTTGAAGCCATAATCAAAAATCCCTTGCCTACGCTGGCGACCTATGCGCTTGTCGCTGTAGGAATTCCACAACCAGTTGCAAGTGCCATGGTCAATATGGCAAATGGTGGCAGTTTTGAGCAGGGCGTTTTATCCATGGCCACTTCTTACATAGGCGACTACGTAGGCGACAAGGCAGGTACCGCATTTCAAGGTTCAGACTTTGCCAAAGGCCTTAAAGATATTGATCCCGCGCTTGCTAAAGTTATAACTAATGCCGTTACCAGTGCCTCGGGTAGTGCCGCTGTGGCAACGCTCACAGGTAAATCCTCGCTTACTGACATCCTGTCCGCCGCAGCCAACGGGGCTGTAACCTCGCTGGTAACCCAAAAGCTAACCAAAGAATTGGGGTACACCGACCCTAAGCAGCTAGACACCAAATTAGTGTCTGGGGCCATATCTTCGGCTACTAACGCTATCCTCAAAGGGCAGGATATTGCCAAGGCGGTCACGGGGTCTGTGGTTCAGACGGCGCTAACTGCGAGTATTCAATCTGGCGTTGACAAGATTGTCAGCAGTTCGGAAACTTTGACACAACTGCAGAAAGATTTTAATTCCGCAAAAACCACTGCCGACAACTACTTCAAAGACACAGTAAAATCTCTGTGGGATGGGGTTACAGGGGCAAAAACAACGGCAGACGCGAGCCGGGCAACAGTGCAGACTGCGGCACAAGACTACCAAAACAAATATGATGCTTGGAATACGGCTAAACCTTATGCCGAGAATTACGTTCAACCCGGAGAGCAAGCGCATTTTGAAACTAACGACTGGGGTGGGCGTCGAGGCGGTGAGGAAATTTATGTTGCCTCAACGTTGAGTGGTAAAACAAAGCAGCAGGTAATTGACGAAGTCAATGCCATGATTCCCGGCATCAATTCTGCCGCAGAGACACTAACCTCCGCAATCACTACAGCCAATACCGATACTGCGACTTACACCGCCTCAGTCAACAAGTACACTGACGCAACCAACACGTACCAGACATACGTGGACGCGGTAAACTCAGTTAATAACAATATTGCTAATACCAACAAAGTAATAAACGATACAGCAGCTGCGGTTGTAAAAGATACTGCTACCTTTGAAGGCGAAGCCGCTAAAGATGCCAACCTGTTGGTCACTCAAATTGGTACGGCGGCTGTAGCAGAGGCTAAAAACGTGGCCATTGAAACACCTATAGCCAATGCGTACGAGACCGCGTTAGGCCGAAAAGGTAGCGCCGAGGAAATAGCCGGATGGGCAGATGCCGTAAAAAACCAAGGTTTAGACGCGGTACTCTCAGGTATCAATAACAGCGACGAGGCGCATGCGCACACAGCTACCACTGCTGGCTTCCCGGACTATGCTAAGTATCAGGAGTTTGGCGGAGACATAGGCAAGTACCAGACTGCGCAGAATACGGCCACAGCTACCACTGCGGGCTTCCCGGACTATGCTAAGTATCAGGAGTTTGGCGGAGACGTAGGCAAGTACCAGACTGCACTAGACACCGAAGACAAAGCCCACACTGATCCCACTGAAGCCGCTGCAATTTTTGAGTCTATTTGGAAGCGACCCCCCACCACTACTGAGCTGGCGGACTACATGGGTATGTCGGAGGACGCAGTACGCGCTCAGTTTGTTGCCGATGCAGCCGCATGGAAACCCCCGGTTACGGATACGACCGGTGGGGAGCAGACTGCAGGTACGGGTACTACCCCCAATGGCGGAGCCGTAAAACAATACGCTCAAATAGGTGCAGCAGGTCAAGGCGATGCTAATTTTCTGAAGGCTTCGGACAAGATTAACACGCTGATTGGGAAGAATGGAGCTCCTGAAGGCTCAAAAGTGTCCAACATTTTTTATGCCGGTGACGTGGATGAAAATGGAAATCCAGACCCGGGCTACAGCACTCAAGTAACTAAGCTTGATGCCAACGGGAACACCATTGGGTATACTATACACTACGACCCTGTCACCGATAAAGCGTATTACACGTACAGCTGGAGCGAGGGCAATAATGTTCAAGTCCGAGTTAGTGCAAACCCACCACCGTTCAATGAATGGCTAGGCCTACCTCCCGGCCCTACTGGCGAGACGGGCACCACCGGAACAGATACGCTCACTGGCGGACAGGACACGCTCACTGGCGGACATGACACACTCACGGGCGGTAACGACACACTGACTGGCGGACAGAGCACGCTCACGGGCGGTAACGACACACTGACTGGCGGACAGAGCACGCTCACGGGCGGTAACGACACACTGACTGGCGGACAGAGCACGCTCACGGGCGGACAGGACACGCT